TAAAAAGGTAGAAAATAGTTGACATTATATGGCCATAGGTGTATACTATACTTGAGGAAAGGGGAAGGGCCTTTCAAGAAAGGATAAATGTTTCACGTGAAACATAGGTTAAAAATTATGACACAGTTAGAAAATTTGAAAGTTGGTTTAGCAAGTGCAAAGTCTATTTGTTTAGATGAAATGAATATGGCTAGTAACATTGAAAGCGTTAAAATATCTTATTTTAAATTCTATGGGGCTACGCTTGCACTCCGTACAGTTGCTACACAGCATTATAGTGATATTAATAAATATGCAATGGAGTGTATAAGAGATGTTATAGATTTTGTTGAGAATAAATATGGTAGTGACGGTTTAGAGTATGTTATTACGGAATAAAATAAACTAGCCCTGACGAGTCTTTGAAAATTAAGACGAAACAAGCCTTTTAGGCTTGTCGGCTAGAATGCCATAGGAGGACTTTAAAATGAAAACTATTTACATTAATGACGTATGTTATGAGTTAGTAACAAAAACAATGGGCGAGAGAATTAAGGAAGAGCTTACACGTGCAAGCTATAAAGGACTTTGGGACTGCTACAATTCAGCCAGTAAGTCTAAACAGGAAGTTATGAAAGAATGGGATAATATCATGGGTGATTTATGCATTCAAAAAACTGTGGAGTATTGTCTTTTAATACTATGATGTTCACGATAGGATTTATTTTCAACTACGATGGTCATATTGCATACGCAAAAATCACGCCTATGCATAACTACCTTTATATAGAATAGTTAGTTAATTCTAACTATTCTATATAAATTCTACTTAAAATAAGATAAAATATTTATTGAAATTAGGTATAAAAATTTGGTATAATTAAGACAAGGAAAGAGGTAATAAAAATGGAAGAAAAATTATTTCAGCTGTTTAAAGGTACTTTAAAAGAAGGAGTATTAGACATGAACAACATGGCAACTTATATGGGTGTTAGAAAAATGTATAATCTATATAAAGGCAAGCTAGACGGTCATATGGAAGTTTTGGAAGTTTTGTTGGATGGTCATGATGATGAATTATTTGATTTAGATGATTTGTATAACGACACAGTAGATAAGCTTTATAGAGAATTTTTGAAGAGAATGGATGAGTTAGAGAAGGAGGACCTATCATGTTAGAACAAATCAATATTCTAGACCGCTACGACGAAACACCAAAGAACAGAGGACAAATGTCTCTGTTCTTGGAAGAAATGTGCAGTCAACTAAATGAACTTGAAAAAGAGGAAGGAATAACTGTTGAGGATGAGTATGCCCTATGTGAATGGAATTATGTCCTTGAAGAAATATACAGTAAATACAGAGATTTAGTATATGATAATGTATTGTTTACTGCTATTGGATTATGCCACGTACTACGCAAAAGAAGTGCAGTTGAAGGAATGAAAAAGGAGTCTTATTATGAATAAAAAAGTAGAATTACTTTATGATGAGTATATTGAAAGTTATGACCCAAGATCCATGCTTTCAAAACTCAAGAAAAGTGAATTGATTGAATTACTTGTTTATGCTCAAGATGAAGTTGAAAGAATGGAATCAATCGCATTATTAGAAGAAGAAAATCAAGAGCTTACTGAAAGATTAGAATACATTCATGAAGAATGTATCGACATTGACAATTTAAAACAATGGATGGAATGCAGAACAAATGACATTGTTATTGAGTTGTTACCAAAACTTTTAGAACAATACGCCAGAGAAATGAATCAAGCAAAACAATTGCAGAACAAGAAAATGTATGCATAGGAAGAAGGTGAAAAATTATGAATGATTCATTCAAGCGAAACACGCTTAAATTGGATAATATTGATTTATTAAATTTGTTTGGTCGATTATATCATGATTGGATTGAAGAAGCAGGATATGAGAGTCTTGAACATAAAATCGATTTTGTAGAAACAGAAATATTAAAAAGAATGGGAGAATTTAAAAATGACTAAAAATCAAATGATACGTAGGTGGTTAAGTCCATCTACTTGTAAAGAGTTGTCAATACAAAGAGCTGTTAGAAGAACAAAGAAAAGTGCTATTAAGGCAATTTATGAGAATGAAAGTCTATCTAATAATCAAAGAAGAAAGATGTTCTATCAGTGTATTAAGGGAGGAAATAACAATGCTTAAAAACTATCCAACTTCCAATAGTTATATGATTCATATTGCTGATGAAATGAAACAGGTATTTGAAGGAACGAGCGACAAAGAAATTAAGGCATATATCATAGATGATATATATCTTAATAAAGTCCACGCATGGAAGTGGACAGACGAAGAACTAGCCTATTTGAATGCCGTGTATGACCGTTATATGAAGGAGCTATTATCATGATACGATACACAAAGTTTGTTAAATATCACGGTGAAATGGTTACGTTGATACGTATTAGTTTACTGGATGCACGTTATTTATTTGCTGCTGGAAATGATATCTATATTGTGCAGGACTTGACTGAATTCGATAAGAAAGAGGATTTACGGCTTTTCTTCTGTGCAAATAAAAATCAAGGTATCAAGAATTTTGATGATGTTTGCAAGGTTTACAGAAGTCATTATAAAGTCAAAAAATCTAAAACATTATTATATTTTCTACTTGAATAAAGTAGAAAAGTGTGTTAGTATTTAGGTACAAAAGAAAGGAGTTAAAATGAAATTTGAATATGTAGCATTGTTTCTATTTGGCATTTACCTATTATATTATTTAATAGCTGTTTACAATGGTGTAGCAAAGATGAAGGATAAAAAATCATGGTATTTAGTGAATGAATCTGTATTGAAAATTTTAATTGTGACGGCTATGTTTCTAGGTATTCTGTTTATGTTGCAGACATACAGAGTGGATTATTACAGAAAAGAGGTACAATATTATGAAAGCAAAAAATAATTTAGAATTATTTAAAAATGAAATCATGTACGAGTTTAAACATCATCCACAAAAAGATTTATGGGATGTTATGAATGACATTTATCATAGAGAGACGGGAAATAAATTATGTATGTATCCAGAAATGCTAGACTGGTTCTCAGATGTTCCACGTGAAACATTAGAACTAGATGATTACTCGTATCATCTGATTAATGAATATTATTCTGTATTGTTAGAAGAAGCTATTATTAATGTCGATAGTAAACAAATTGAGTGGTATACTATGTTTAAAACATTAATTAGGATGAATATTATTCCTTCAATATATTCTCAAATGCCATTAAAAGAATTTATAAAGATTATCCGATTAAAGGAGAACAAGAAATGAAAGTATATTTTTTCAGACTTAAAGATAGTCAAAAAGTTGAAGGCGCTTCCTTATATCCTAACGAGGTTTACCGAATGATGGAAGGAAAGCCTTACAATGATATAAGAATGTTCACAGCTTCTATCAGTCCATGCGTATACGGTTTATTCAAAATGGCAAGAAGTCAAGGCAAAACACAGGACGACAACTTCTGGTTGGCAAGATACATTGAAGAAAATGAAGGAGTGCTGACAAACAAAGTAAGAAAGCCAAACATTCACTTCTTGAGAAGCTTTTGGAGGGGAGGTATTTAAAATGTCAGTATTATACAACAAGATTCAAAGAACAATTAATACAACGATTGTAACTGTATTGGTGTTTGATGATGAGACTAACAAGACTCGTGAAGTATCAACCGTATTCAATAACAAATTGAAAGCGGATAAAGTCATGAGCGAGTTTAGTAAAAAGGGCTACAAGCCAATTAAGGTATTATCTCTATCTTATGGTAAAGAATACTATGAAATGGAGTTAGATACATTTATTAAATATGCTACAAAGGTAGAAATGTAAAAGGAGGACAAGCATATGATGAACAAATTATTTTTAGAAGGTCGTTTAACGAAAGACCCATACGTAAATGACAAGGGAAGAGTGGTTATGTTTACCTTGGCGCAGGACACTGGTTACAAGGATAAGAAAGGCAACAAGATTACAAACTTTGTAAGCTTAAAAGCCTTTGGAGAAGGATTAGTCAAGGTCATTGGTGACTACTGTTTAAAAGGGGATTTAATTTCAGTGGAAGCCCATGCTACGACTGAAAACAACAATGGGGATTATTCAACCGCATTGATTGTTGACAGTATGCACTTCTTAACAAAATATGAGCAGAAGGGAGAAGAACCGAAGCCAAAATCAAGAAGACGATAAAATACAAAAGGGATAGGTTTCTATCCTTTTAATTGTAGTATAATAGAAGTACGATAAGCTAGGAGGTAAAGCCTATGGCTATTAAAAGAAAGACGATTAATATAAAGAAAGTAAAGCTGATTAAGCCAGCGTACACAAAGCCAACACCTCAAAAGATTGTATCATTCTTTACAGAACCAGTTCACGTACAAGTGGAAGAAATAAAAGTTAAAAAGAAAAGAAGCAATCTTCCGTCACAAAAAGTAAAGAAAGCAAAGCAAGCAAAGCCAGTTCATAAAGGCCCATTGATTCTTACAAAGAAAAGCATTCAGAAACTGAAACCAAAGGAAAAACAAAAGAAGAAGCGTAGCAGGCATAAAACAAAATCAAGTAAAATAGCAAGGCCTAATTTTCCTTTATGTACAAAACCAGTACATACACCAATTATAAAACAAGCAAATGACATTGATTTTTCAGATGAGTATCTTGACTGGTCGAGTACTAAACAGAGTGCAATTGATAGATTATACAGTGCATTGCATTCAATGGCAGAAGAAAACCCAGACTCAAGTTCTAAGGAACTTGCTCATATTGGTGCTGATTATGCAGTAAACTATTTAAAAGATACTTTTATTGATTATGATGAAGATACACTGGCGGAGTTTCTATTGTCATATCCTTTGGCAGATTTCTTTGACAGTTATGTATTATTCTATGGTGGTCTTGGATTAGTGACTGGAGATACAAGCCAGTTGTATAAACTTGAGGACCCATTGTATAGATATGCAGATATTCTAAGCTACAGTTATAAAAAAGATTTAGCGAACAGTGACAGAGTGGACGAAATTTAGATATGGCTAGAAAAAGAAAGAAGAAAATACTGGTTGGGGATTTTGAAACCACTGTATACAAAGGTCAGAAGGATACCCAAGTATGGGCCAGTGCTGTTGTTGAACTGTATACAGAAGATGCAAAAGTTTTCGGTTCCATAGAAGCTACATGGGAATATCTGTTGAGTTTAAAATCAGATATTCTCATCTATTATCATAATCTTGGATTTGATGGGACATTCTGGTTATGCTATTTGTTAGGCAAACTGAAATTGAAGCAGGCCTATGAGGATTTATCTACAATGGACGAGTTCAAAGTCAAATGGATTCCAAACGAGTATATGCCAGACGGAAGTATCAAGTACAGTATATCGAACATGGGTAAGTATTATTCCATCACTTGTTTTGTGAAAGGTCATTATATTGAGTTTAGAGACAGTCTAAAGCTTCTTCCCTTCTCAGTTGCGGAAATTGGAAAAGCATTCAAGACAAAACATCAGAAATTGGAAATGGAGTACGAAGGCTTCAGATATCCTAACTGTTATATTTCAGATGAAGAAAAGGAATATATCAAGAATGATGTTTACGTAGTCAAGGAAGCACTTGAATTTATGTTTGAACAGAAACACGATTCCATGACGATTGGAGCGTGCTGTATGAAAGAGTTCAAGCATACCTATGACAAGTGGACATACGAAGAAATGTTCCCAGACTTGAAAGCAATAGAACTGGATGCAGACAAGTTTGGTTCAAAGGATGTGGATGAATATATACGAAGGTCCTATCGTGGAGGATGGTGCTACGTTGTCAAAGGATGTGAAAACAGAATATTTAAAAAAGGATGTGTATGTGATGTAAACAGTTTGTACCCTTCCGTCATGCATTCATCATCTGGTAACGCATATCCTATTGGGCACCCTATGTTCTGGAAAGGAAATTTTATACACCCAGAAGCACTGCGAGAAAATATGTATTATTTCGTGCGTGTGAAAACCAGATTCAAATTGAAAAAAGGTATGCTTCCATTTATTCAAATTAAAAACAGTGGAATGTATAAGTCAAACGAGTATCTGGAAACGAGTGATTTTAAAATCAATGGAAAGTATTATAAAGGATATATTGATAAGGACGGAAACAAGGTAGATGCAAGGCCTATTCTTACATTGACTATGACGGATTATGCTTTATTCAGAAAGCACTATGATGTAAAGGACTTTGAAATTCTGGATGGCTGCTACTTTGAGTCCAGAGTGGGTATCTTTGATGACTATATCAATCCTTGGAGAGACTTGAAAATGAAGTCCACTGGAGCCATGCGACAACTGGCTAAACTTTTCTTGAATAACCTTTACGGAAAAATGGCTACAAATTCATGCTCAAGCTTTAAGGTTGTTAATATCATTGATGGTAAGATTGACTACGATTTAGTCATTGAGTTTGAAAAGAAAACTGGTTACATTGCCTGCGGTAGTGCTATTACCAGCTATGCCAAGAACTTTACTATCACAAATGCTCAGAACAATTTTACAGGTAGTGTCAATCCAAAGTTTGTATATGCTGATACAGACAGTATTCACTGTATGTGTTCTCGTGAAGAACTTATGGATGTTAGAATCCATCCAACAGACTTTAACGCATGGAAGTGTGAAAGCTATTTTGATGAGGCCATTTATGTTAGACAGAAAACATACATTGAGCATATCACACATGAAGATGAAGTACCTTGTGAACCACACTATGATATAAAGTGTGCTGGCATGGGGAAGAGGTGCAAGGAACTTATGAATATATCTTTAAGTGGTGGGGAAGTACCTACGGATGCAGATGAAAAAGAAAAAGAGTTCCTTAAAACAAAGAGAACTCTAAAGGACTTCAAAGTAGGATTGAAAGTTCCAAGCAATTTAAAGCCACACCGTATTGAGGGTGGTATTTTGTTAGAAAAATTTGACTATGTGATGAGATAATGTTATACTATAAGTGTGTTAATTGTAGCTTTAGCACGCATAGACTCTTTCTTTAAAAATCGTACTGTAAGGCCCAGTGTTCCACGTGAAACATTGGGTCTTACACATTATGGTATTGCCAGACGTACTCATTCATGAGGTGAAAATTGTGGGTCTCTTCACTTGGAAAACAGTGCCACACACCTAGTCGAAGTAAGATATCGCATGGTCTTGAGTTGTCTGTAACAATATAAAAGGTACTCTAATGAGTACCTTTTTATTTTATCCATAGGACAATGCAGTCATAAGGCATTCTTTACAGTTCAAATCTTTGAAACGGAACAGCCCGCAGTCGTACATGGTTCTAAGCTTTTGAATAATAAACGTGTTGCTTCTAAGAAGTCGATAATTTATCTGATGGTCATAGTTTGTTACAGCCAGTTTGAATGGGGAAGTCTTGTCATAGGATGTTGAACAATAGTAATATCCTTCTTCCATATAATCGAATATGCCATAGTTTACATTGTTAAATTTCAATGTACAAACATAGGTACACTTACCTCTTGGCTTATCGACAAAGGATTTATCATCACGCAGATATATACCTTCACTGGAATATTCTACATAGGCATTGTTTGAAAAAGCTTGATTGAATCCAGATTCCTTCTGACATTCACTTGCACTTTCATTGAAGCCTTGTTCCAGTACCCACCCAACACCACGAAGGAATTTAGTGTTCCATTGCAGTCTTTTTATTAAGGAGTATGGAGTACCACTTCCAAGTGCCAGATAATATGGATTCAGTAGTGTGACTGGGTTGGATATCATATAGACTGGGACATAACGTACCTGCTTGCCACCGCCACGTGCCACGGAAGTATGGATAGATATGAACTTTGTTATTTCATCTGGGGCATACTTGTTTGTTTCAGACTGAAACTCGTCAAAAATAATACAAGTTGCGTCCGCTAAAAAATGAGAATATTTTTTAACTTGGTCCGCCTTGTTCAAGGCGATAGCATATCCACAAGACTTCTTTTCGGTCTGTTCACCTTGGTATACCATTAATTCATAGATAGTTCCTCCAGCACGCTTTTCCGTAAACATAGAACAGTTAGGGAAGAACAGTTCACGTATTTCTTTAAAGAATCTATCACCTATATTAGGAAGTTCGTAGTCAAATCTTGTAAGGATGATGAACTTTTCTTTTTTCTTTAGCCATTTTTTAAATGCGTATCTATTGAAGTAAGTTGTTTTTCCAGCAGAACGGTTGGAAGTACATATGAATATTTCTGGGGTATTGCCATTTATATCTTTCATGCCCATGAGTTTTGTTCCATCATAGAATTTATTTTCACTCATAAATTTCACTACCTTTCTACTATAATTATACCATACTTTTATGCTATAATAATGGTATAAAGTTAGGAGGTGTAGTCATGGTAATTATTGGTATTGCTTTGATTTTTAATGGTATGGATTTAGTGACTGGAATCCTTGGAGCCATTCGTGATGGTGAAAATTTACAGTCAAGTAAACTAAGGGATGGACTATTTAAGAAAGTAGGGTTCGTCTGTTGCTACGCATTAGGAGTTGCAATCAACTATGCAGAAATGTACTTTGAGTTACCTTTCGCAAAAGACTTGTTGCCTATTATTTGTGGATATGCAATCATTACAGAAGTAGTAAGTATTTGTGAAAATATTTCAAAAATTAATCCAGATATCTTGCCAGATAGAATCAAGGCATTGATTGGATATAAGGAGGACAAATAATGTTTTATAAAAGAACGAACATTCAAGGACTTATGGAATCCGAATGGATGAATTATGCCGTACAGAGAACAGGTGTTAATATGCCAAACTGCTTTACATATGCGACGGCTAGATTATCTGAGATTCTAGGAGAAGTGATTCCTATTGATGGATATACACGTGTACATGGTGCGCAGGACTTATGGGAAACACATAACTCAAGACTTAAGCCAAGCAAGTATGCAAGCAAAGGTGCATTGATGATTTGGTCTTATGGTGAATATGGTCATGTAGCCGTTTGTGAAGATATCATTGATATGTATACAGTTGCATGGTCTCAGTCAAACTATGGTGGAAATCTATTTGACTATGTAGAAGGAAATCCAAATGGATATTGTGGAATGAATTTTCTAGGGTATCTAGTGCCAGATGTGGTACTGGATGAAGAACCAGTCCATTCCGTATTCAATATGAAGGATGTCATTCTGGAAACTGGTACGGCTAAATTCTTGGTCAACAATGTAAATGTACGGAAACAGAATCCAGTTTGTGGTCGAATTGTTGATCAATATAACAAAGGAGACACAGTCCATTACTGGGGCAAATGGGTTGGAAATGGACATAGGTATATTTGTTACACGGGGGCAAGTGGAAACACAAATTTTGTAGCCGTAAGTGGAAGTGAGATTTATGGAAAAGAAAAGTGGGCAGAAATTTTGTAGCTTTTCTTCCATATATCAAATGAAAGAAGAAAAAGATATACCATACAATATACCAAATGGAATGAGTAAGGAATGGTATATTGAATTTTATACTGTAGCGTGTAACATATTAAGAAAAACAAACAAAGAAAGATATGATGTCTGTTTCAGTAAATTAATGGAGTTATGCAATGAAACCAAATGAGAAGTTAAGTTATAAAGGGTATCAAGTATGCTTGTTTCCTATGGAAACAATGTATATCACACAATGGTCTAGTCCAGATTCATATTCACACTGTTGTGGGCATCCTTTCGACTGCGCAGTTGGAGGCCATACAGATGTTCCTTTGTATGCACCTTGTGACTGTCATTTAATAAATGCAGGCAGTGCCCAAAATGGCAATACACGCATTTATACTTCGGATAAAAAGGTATGGACACCAAGTGGCTTACGGCAAGTAACATTCAGTTTTACACATGATAACAACCCACCAACAAAGACTGCTTTCAAACAAGGTGAATTAATAGCGCATACTGGTGTTGCTGGTATGGTTACTGGAGACCATTCGCATATTGACCAGACATTTACAGTGGATGGAACTTTAATATCCTATGGTATTACGTGTAGTTTTGGAAACGAATGTTATGCCTTAAATGGTTCAGTTCTTCCTACATTGTTCTGGTATGTGAATGATACAGACATAGCTAATGACATGGGACACACGTTTTCCACATTCAAAAAAGGGCAACCAAGCTATGACACACTGGAATGGGTCATTACAAACTCAAGTCTAACAGAACCTTCAAGACCTTTGACGGATGAGGAAATGAAGAACAATGCCAAGTGCTTTTATGGAACGATGAATATTCTGTATGGATGGACATTGAATGCGTGTTGTGGTGTACTTGGCAATATGCAAAGTGAAAGTACTATCAGTCCTTGCCGTTGGCAGAATGATACCCCATACGGAACACCTACAGAAAGGCAAGGCTATGGTTTAGTGCAATGGACACCGTATACAAAAGTGCTAGACTGGCTACGTGATAATGGATTCTTGATACAGAACTTTGGTGAAGGTGAATGTGCACGTATGAACTACGAAGTAGCTACAAACACACAGTGGATAGCAACAAGTGCGTATCCAGAAAGCTTCAAAGAGTTCACACAAAGTAAAGGAAATCCATATGACTTGGCTATTGAGTTTCTGGCAAACTATGAAAGACCAGCAGACCCGAATCAGCCTATAAGAGGAACGCAGGCCGAACAATGGTATCAGTATTTAAAGGACTGGAAACCAGTGCTTCCTGGCAGTGGTGATATAGAACCAGAAAAGAAAAAATCAAAATGGATATATTATATGGGCAGACCATTTTAGAAGAAGGAGGAAAAGAAAATGGCAAAATTGAGTAAAGAAGATTTAATTAAAAAAGTAAATGAAATGTTTGGAGAAGATGCTACCGACGAACAGATTTCATTATTGGAAGATATTTCAGATTCTATGGAAACTTCTAACAATGATGAGTTGGAATCGACAAAGAAAGCATTGACAAAAGCTCAGACAGATTTAAAGGAATTCAAACAGAAATACCGTGAAAGATTCTTAGGTGGTGTGGATAATAACCCTTCGCCTAAAGATGTCCATGATGAACTAAAAGAAGAAGGAGAAACAGAAGATAAGAAATTATCTTATAATGATTTATTTAAAACAGAGTAAAAATATGCTATAATAAATATGTAAAGATTACCAACATTGATTGGCAGGAAAGGAGATATTTATGGCAGTAAAACCAACGAAAGCAGAGTTAAATGCCAAAACACCAGAGATTCTGAATACTATTCGTGAAAGCATTGGTGGCGATTTTCAAGAAGCTACACCACACGTTTTAAGTGCTGGTGAAGAAATGGCAGATGGTGTAATGGCTACAAGTAACGATTCATTAATGAGTATTCGTGCTTTTGGTCAAGCGATTATGTCAAATGTAGGTTGGCAGAATGCATTCCTAAGTGAATTATTAAATAGAATTGGTCTTGTAATTATTTCTTCTAAGTCATACCAGAACCCTTGGGCCAACTTGAAACGTGGTCGTTTGGAATATGGTGAAGTGATTGAAGATATCTTTATCAATATTTGTGAACCTTACAACTATGACCCAGAAGTTGCAGAAAGCCAAGTTGAAAAACGTGTGAAACCAGACGTGGAAGCCATGTTGTATCGTATCAACTCGCAGATTTTCTATAAACAGACGATTGAGCAAGTCACTTTACGACAAGCCTTTACTTCAAGTACTGGTGTAGTAAATTTAATTACTGGTATCATTGATGCAATGTATACGGCTATGGAATATGATGAGCGTTTAGCTATGAAGTACATTTTAGTTCAAAGACTTTTGAATGGTACAATGTATAAACAAATCATCCCTTCAAATGCTACAAGTGAGCAGTTGATTACAGCCGTTAAGACAGTGTCTAACTTGTTGATGACCCCTTCACGAAAATACAACAGTGCTGGCGTATTAAACTATGCATTAAAGAATGACCAGTATGTGTTCGTAACAAGTGCATTCGATGCCCAATCTGGAGTTGAAGTTTTAGCAAAGGCATTTAATGTAGATTATGTCCAATTCAGTGGTCGTTATATTGTATTGGATGATTTCTCATTTACACCAGATGAGTTGGCTCGATTGGATATTATCTTTGCAGATGAACCAAGTTATGTAAGACCAACGTCACAGCAGTTGACTAAATTGAAGGAAGTACCATTAGTTACAGTGGATAAAGACTTCTTCATGGTATACGATGTAGAGCAGTATTTCGATATGAGACGAAACCAGCAAGGTTTATATGAGAATAACTTCCTACACGTATGGAAAGTATACGCAAGTGGTTACTTTGCAAATGCCGTTATGTACGTAGAAACAGAACCTACAGTAACTAGCGTTGCAGTTGCACCAAGCCAAGCAACAATGCCAAAAGGTTCAAGCTTAACTATGAAAGCGACAGTTACAGCTTCTGACTTTGCAGACAAAACCGTACACTGGGAAGTATCTGGAAACGGAACAGATGTGACAATCAACGAGAAAACGGGTGTTCTTACTATTGGTAATAATGCTACGGCTCAAGCCTATACGGTTAAGGCGATTTCAAACGGAAACCCAGAAAAATCTGGTTCAGCGACTATTACAGTGGCATAGTATATAGAAAGGTGGGTGGTCCCACCTTTTATTTTTAAGGAGGTAAATATATGGCTTATGTTATTCCAAATAGTACAGTTGTACTTTTAAAGAATATTTCACTAACACCAAAATATGAAAATACAGTGGATTATGATAACGCTACGGACCAGTATAATGATATGTACGCTCATAAACTTGCTCAATGGGATAGATGTACGTATGTTGGAAAGAACAAGCAACAAGGTACTATCAGACTAGAATCAACACAAGGTTTGCTTATGCAACAAGCTACGTATATGATGTTTAAAAACACGAACTATGAAAATAAATGGTTCTATGCTTTCGTTACAGATGTTACATGGGTGAATAATGTAACATGGGAAGTTTCCTTCATTCTGGATGTAATGCAGACTTACTATTTTGATTATACGTATGAAAAATGTTTTATTGAACGTGCTCACACAAAAGATACTGAAATAGGTTCAAACATTGTTGATGAAAAATTAGATACTGGAGAATATATTGTAAACTATCAAAATGATATAACTCAATTTACAGATTTAGTTGGTACTGTATGTTGCACTTTAAAACCAACTGGGGAAGAACAAGACAGTTTTGTCACTTCACAAATTGATAAAACAAATGTAGCAGGTAGTATTTATGCTTTTGGTACATTGGCAGAATATCAAGAATTTTTCGTAAAAGCCACTGGCAGTAACCCAGACGATACTATCATTGATACATATATGCTTCCGAGATTCTTTGCGACTGGTGGAGACCCTACTGGAATTCATAGAATACATGGGGACTGCGAACACGTGCAAGTTGAATTTGATAAGCCACAAAATCATACGGATGGTTCACTGAGTGGATATATACCAAAAAATAAAAAATTGTATACGTATCCATATTGCTATATGAAACTGACTACTTTTAGTGGAAACTCGACAGAATTGAGATACGAAGATTTTAAAAATGATAAATGTAGATTTGATATCAGTATGACAAGAACACCAAACCCAGAAGGCTATGTGTACCCTACATATTATAAGGGATTAGTAAATAATAAGGATGAAGGTATTAGTATCAACAACTTTCCAAAATGTGCATTCACTATTGATACTTATAAAGCTTGGTTGGCTCAGACGGCTAACTCAAGAACAATTCAAGCGTTAAGTGTCGCTGGTCAAATTGGTATGGGTATTGCTGGTTCTTTGGCTTTAGGTGGTGTAGGAGGTGGTGCAGTACTGGCAGGTACAGAAGGTGGGGCATTACTAGCTCAGAGTGAAGCTACAAATGCTATATCAATGGGTAATAATGCATTAGGAAATCTTAATAAAGCTTTCAGTATGATAGCTCAAGATAGAGATATGGCTGTAAAAGGCCAAAGAGCAGTTGGAAATGTAAACACAAGTTGGATGAGTGCAAACAACGAGAATACGATTCATGTCCAATGTCTTTGTGCTAAGCCAAGCAATTTAAGAATAATTGATGATTATTTTGAAAAATATGGTTATGCATTACACACATTATCTATGCCAGTAATTAGAAATAGACCACACTGGAACTACATAAAAACAGTTGGGTGTGATGTAAAAGCTAGTTTACCAGCATCGTTAGTAGAACAGATAAATTCTATTCATGATAATGGTATCACTTTCTGGAAAAATCTTGACTCGGTTGGTAATTATAGTCTAGACAACAGACCAGTTTAATGCTATAATAAACATGGTCCTAATTAATAGGTCCTCCTATTACTCATTTCAGTCTTGATTTACTAGCTAAAAGTGGTACGTGTTATGCGTATCACTTTTAGTCTATTTATGGTATAATAATGGTATAGAAAGTGAGGAAATCACATGGGAAAGAAGAATAGATATAAATTACAGAACACATGGAATATGCCAAATATCCACAATAGAAACTTCTTTTCAAGTCTTGGTTTGAACAAATGGACATATAATAAATACTGGGTTCAGTTGTTAGATTTGACACTGGCCTTATTCAAATATGAGAATCTTCCAGATACGATAGACCCAAGATTTATGGAACTTGTTATGATAGCGCAAGGATCCGTCTTGTTAAGTGAAGACCCAGATTTTAAAGTAAATGAATCAGACAGTGGACATATTGCTACCATGTGGAACTACAATGGTTCATTGAATATCTACGGTATTCCAAATAAACGTCATGCATGGGCCTATGGTGGATATAACAGAAACTTAACAAATAAAGATTCTGTTATTATGTGGGATAAGTTCTCGCATATGCCTACGATTGATACAATCAATTATTATGCACAAAAATTATGGGAGTGGGACAATGTTATTAATGTAAACATGAATGCCCAAAAGACCCCTTTAGCTATTTTGACAAATGAAGAAGATAGGCAGACATGGTTAAATATCTATGCGCAGTATGATGGTAACGTACCTATTATTTTCGGTACAAAGTCTTTAGACTTAAAAGAGTTCCAAGTGTTGAAAACAGATGCCCCATTCATTGCGGATAAGATTCAAGACATGAAGCGTGATTTATGGCATGAAGCCCTAACAGAAATTGGGATTCGTAACATGAATATTGCTAAAAAGGAACGACTAGTGCAGGATGAAGCACGAAACAGTATGGGTGATACAAACAACATCCTAGTCAATAAACTTCAAAGTCGTAAAAATGCTTTAGAAGAATACAATAAAATGAAGGGTTTAAATATCACAGTAGAAGTCAACGAAAATATCCTAACGCAAGCTTCAAGATTGGGAACGGAAGGTATTTTAGGACAACCAGTGGAAGGGGATGAATAGAATGGCAAAATATACGATTCAAGTAAAAACTATTGTAGAATCATTGAGTGGAAAGACTGAAAGTGTTGGTTTATCCTCACTTGACGAAGCCATTGAAATAGCACGAACTAAAATATTTGACTTTGAATATCCATTCTATGACCATTCTCAAAAAGCTGATTTTGAAAAATGGATTCTAGAATCTATTTTAATGGACGAAATCAACTATGAAACCTATGGTTTATGGCATTTAAAGTTAAGAACTTGGATGAAAACAAATATGGAATATTATTCTAAAATGTTCAAGTCTTTAGATTCTATCATTGACCCATTCGTAAACTATAACCTTACACGAACAACACAAGGAAATGAAAAAGGGTTGAATGTAGGAAACAATGAATCCAGTAGCTCATCTATTGGATGGAATATGTTCAGTGATACCCCACAAGGAAGTATAGAAAGTCTTGAAAATGGCGATTATTTAACAAATGCTACTAAAGATTCAAATGACGGAACAAGCAAAAGTAAAAGTGAAACAACCTTCACAAATAACACAAATAGTAGTGAAACAATCAGTGGATTCAGTGGTATTACATATTCAAAAATGCTAAATGAATATAGAGAAAGTTTTGCTAATATAAAGCAGATATTTATTAATGATTTTAAAAGCAAACTAACACTTAAACTTTGGTACTAAATATGGTATAATTAATATAAAGAAAGGTGGTATTATAATGGCAATTACACATAATAATTATGTTTCGTTATACCCTTTTAAAGCTTGGGTTCAACAGAACTTACCAGCTATTTATGACGATTCATTATCATATACAGATTTATTAGCTAAAATGTTAAGTTATATGAATGAATTGATTACAAATAATAATTTATTACAAGATGATATGAAAAAAGCCTTTGACTATATCAACAACTATTTTATAGATTTAAATATTCAAGAAAATATTGACAAAAAGCTAGACGAAATGGCAAAGGATGGTACTTTAGATAAAATTATTAATGAAGATTTATTTGGTAACCTTGAAAATAATCTTACGAATTTGACACTTGCAACAACACAAAATAGTAAGTTCATGTGCCCTTTATTTTTTGATACAGATGAAAGACAATCCGAGCAATATATTGCAGGATATATCAAACTAGCAAGAAAATTAGGGTTTGGAAGTTGCCAGATGTTAGCCCACATTGATAATGGAGTTGTTATGCAGAAACAAAACACGTTTGTTTGGGCTAATAAATATGCAACTATGTATAATGTTCCTATCACTTCATTAAAAGTGCATGGAACAGTGGATAGTAACTACATTAGTACAGCATTACCTTTATTAGATTATTTCCCTAATTTGAAAACTGTATTCATTATCAATGAACAATTTGCAGATGCAAAAAATCATACAGACTTTGCAGTTAAAATTAAGGAAAAGAACAACAAGTTAAAAGTTGGAATTACTGCTGATACAGGCCAATGCTTCTGGAATTCCCCAAGTATTTCACCATCAGATATGGCTATTATTGAAAATAACTTTGATATTCTAGGAGTAAACTTTTATCCTTCATGTAATAACTTTTATTCGAGTGATTTAAACCCAGATAAGATGCAGGCTAAAATCAACAATCAAGTTCTAACTTTGCCTTGGAACAAAGAAATCTGGGTTACAGAATGTGGAGTATTACCTTACGAGCAGTTCTTGTGCCAACCTTGGCAGTATGATTTTACTAAGATTACAAATAAAACTAAAAACACATATGCTCAATATTTGTTCTATTCATGTTGCTTTAATCACCCAGTATTAAAAAATGCTGAAATTGTTGTACCTTGGTATTTTGAAAACTGGTATGATACAAATGATACAGAATTTCTTAATAAAATGAAAAACTTAATTTTAGGAGGTAACTCAAATGTCCAAGTTATGTAATTTATATAAAAATGCTCCACAAGGTATGGTAAAGTTTTTGGAAATTGAATATAATTCACCAGTTAAAAATCAAAATCAATACGCAGACCATACACTTATCATTCATTTACGTAGAGGCAGTATTTATTCACTGGACAGATATCACGAATTAATGATATCTGTCAGCAGTTATGGTATTAGAGCATTTAGTGACTGTTCTTATTTTGCATATATTGATGATGGTCATACATTAAGCTTGTTATTTAATAACAATGCTTTAAATCATAACTTATCTATTGAAGTTGAAGGTAATGACATTGGAAATGTTAAATTTACAGAATTAAGTACACCTACTGGGTATACTACTATTACTCCTTTTATGGCTACTCAACCATCCAAAAATATATTTGGTTATATTTCTAAAACACCTACTGTGTATTTTCTATCTGCTAATAACCATATATTCCTTGCTTGCTTATCTTATAGTAGCTATGTTGTTGGTGAACAACATGGTGGTAAACAATGTGTACTAAATGGTGACGCAAATTATCAACTAACAAATCTTTCAATGGAATTAGTAAATACACTTCAAGAAGATGGTTCTGATACAATATATATTTATAAGGTGACTGCTAGTGAAAACGAACAAGTTATCTTATGGTAAAAATAGAGTCTAGAAATAGGCTCTTATTTTATATATTGACAAAGATTCTA